GCTTCACTTATTCCATACGCAAGAAACAGTCGCACTCATAGCGATGAACAAATTGCTCAAATAGCCGCCAGCATTAAAGAATGGGGTTTTACTAATCCAATCTTGGTGGACATTGATGGAGAAATTATAGCCGGTCATGGCAGATTACTGGCCGCGCAAAAGCTTAATATTGATGAAGTTCCAACGATGACAGCCGTGGGATGGAGTGAAGCCCAAAAGCGAGCCTATGTCATAGCAGATAATAAACTTGCCCTAAACGCTGGCTGGGATAATGAAATGCTAAAGGTCGAATTAGATGGCCTCAAGGATTTAGATTTTGATATAGATTTGACCGGCTTTAATGCAGACGAACTTGCTGACTTGTTTCCAGAGCCAGAAAAGGCTGGGCTTACAGATGAGGACGCTGTTCCAGAAGCCCCTGACAAACCCGTAACAGTTGAGGGCGATATTTGGGTTCTTGGCAAACACCGCTTGATGTGCGGCGATAGCACAAGCATCGAAGCCTTGGAAAAGCTATGCGAGGGGCAGCTTGTCGATATGTGGTTAACCGATCCCCCTTATAATGTAGCTTACGAGGGAAAAACTAAAGACGCGTTAACTATTGAAAATGACGCAATGAGTAATGATGAGTTTCGTCAGTTTCTCTGCGATAGTTACACTGCTGCAGATGCGGTGATGAAATCAGGGGCAGTTTTTTATATATGGCATGCTGATAGTGAAGGTTATAATTTTAGAGGTGCTGCTTTTGATACTGGTTGGCAAATACGCCAATGCCTAATTTGGAAAAAGCAATCAATGGTTATGGGTCGCCAAGACTATCACTGGATGCACGAGCCTTGCCTATATGGCTGGAAGGATGGAGCCGCGCACCTATGGTCAACGGATCGAAAGCAAACCACAATCCTAGAGTTTGATCGTCCAAGCCGTAATGCAGAACACCCAACAATGAAGCCTGTTGAGTTATTCTCATATCAAATGCAAAACAACACCAAAGGCGATGATTTGGTGCTAGATAGTTTTGCAGGATCAGGAACGACAGCAATAGCCTGTGAGAAGTTTAATCGTAGAGCTAGATTAATGGAGTTAGATCCAAAATATTGCGATGTCATCATAAAGCGCTGGCAAGATTTCACTGGCAAGCAAGCAGTACACGAAGCCACGGGCAAAACTTATGCAGAAACAAACCAAGTTAATGAGCATGGTTGAAGCCGCATCAAATGTCCTTATTGGATATATTATCGCAACCGCAGCAACTTATGTTATATTACCATTACACGGTTATCAAATAACCACGCAAAAGGCGCTATCGATTTCACTAGCCTTCACAGCTATATCGTTAGCACGTTCTTATATTCTCAGGAGGCTGTTTAACAGGTTTTAATATGGCAAATGGTGAAGCTGGCAGACCAATGATTGAACTAACCAAAGATCAAATTAGAGAAGTAGAAACCCTAGCGGCTGTACTATCAACAGATGACATTGCCGATTATTTCGGTGTAGGTCGCACAACTTTTTATGCGCTAATGGATAGAAATCCAGATATTTCTGAACGCTATAAAAGGGGAAGAGCCAAAGCAAAGGCATCAATATCAGGTGGATTGATTAAAAAAGCACGGGCTGGTGATACTACTTCGCAGATATTCTATTTGAAAACGCAATGCGGCTGGCGTGAAACCCAACACATTGATCACAGCAGCACAGACGGATCTATGACACCGCAAACAATAGAGCGCATAATCATTGACGAAGCTCCAGATCCAGACGCCTAGATGGGCATTGCCTTTGCTTCAAGGGCAAGATGGTCATCCAAGATATAGAGGCGCAAAAGGTGGTCGTGCATCTGGTAAATCACATTTCTTTGCAGAAGCAGTAATTGAGCGCCAGCTTATGAACCCAGATACTAGGGTCGTTTGCATTCGTGAGGTGCAGCGATCCTTGAAGTTCTCAGCCAAGCAACTGCTGGAAGATAAAATCAATGCGCTAGGCGTTGAGCATTTGTTTGAGATACAAAACACCGAAATAAATAATTTACGCGGCAATGGAATTATTATCTTTCAAGGTATGCAAGACCACACTGCCGACAGCATAAAATCATTAGAGGGTTTTGACATAGCTTGGTGCGAGGAAGCGCAGAGTTTATCAAAGCGATCTATTGAACTGCTAGACCCGACAATGCGTAAAGATGGAGCGGAGCTTTGGTTCAGTTGGAACCCCAGAAGCCCCAGCGATGCCGTGGAGCAAGTATTTCAAGACAATGATAATAAATGTTTAGTTCACGTTAATTACAGCGATAATCCTTTCGCTCCAAAATCAATGGTTGATCTTGCTGAAACGGCAAAGGAGCGTGATTTTGACCGTTATGCTCATATTTGGCTGGGTGAATATGAAACAGTTAATGAAGCACAAGTATTCTATGGCAAATGGAAGGTAGAGGATTTTGAGCCTGTTCAAGGATGGGATGGCCCTTATCTTGGGGTTGATTTTGGTTTTCGCCCTGATCCTTTAGTAGCAATAAAGTGTTGGGTTTATGACGAAACGCTGTATATAGAAAAAGAGGCTTATGGGGTCGGGATCGAAATAGATGATACGCACAACTTTATTTGCAAGCATATACCAGAATTTGACCGCTATACTTGCCGCGCTGATAGCGCAGAGCCAAAGACTATATCATACCTTCAAAGGCATGGTTTCCCGCGCATGGAAGGCGTTAAAAAGTGGCCTAACAGCATCCAAGAAGGAATAAGGTTTATTCGCGGCTTCAAATCTGTCATAATAGCGCCAAACTGCAAAGGTGCGATTGATGACTTTAGGCTTTACAGTCACAAGGTCGATAAATTATCAGGTGACATATTGCCAGATGTTATTGATGCAAATAATCATGCGCCTGATGCAATACGTTACGCAATCGCGCCTTTGATTAAGGTTCAAGCCTCTGGAAGAATGGTGATCAGAATATGAGTAATTCAGTCGCAAAAGTCAGTAACGAAATCCAATACATGCTAGATCAATCTGCGCCTGTGCGTGATTTGGTTGAAGGTGGTCAGCATATGCGTGACATGGGTCAAAAGTATTTGCCCAAATTCCCACAAGAAACCGATGACGATTATGAGGCCAGAAAAGCTGGCACATGGTTATTTGATGGCGTTGGTAAGACGATTGAAGATTTAACCGGCAAGGTATTTGATCAGCCGGTATTCTTGCAAGAAACTGGAACCGATCTTGACGTATGGTCTTTTAATATAGACTTGGAAGGTCGTGATTTATCGCAATTCGCGCATGATGTTTTTAATGATGCACAGCGATCTGGCATATCATTTATATTGGTTGATGCGCCGCCACGGCCAGCAGATTTAACCAGAATACAAGCCGATCAAGGAAACTTTCGTCCATATTTCCAGCATATAAAGCTTGAAGAAGTTTATGGATATAAATGGCAGCTAATCAATAACGCTCCAACTATTACGCAAATTCGGATTGGTGAAAAGATCACGCAAGAAAACGGCGATGAGTATGATCCTGATGAAGTGCAGCAAATCCGTGTTTTAACCATGCCTGTTGAAAACGATCAAATCGTGGGCAATATGTTTGTGCGTTTATACCGGCAAAATGAACGTGATGATTGGGTGCTTTACGACGAATACCAAACAGCCTTAACCAAAATTATGCTTGCTCCATTAGATATTGGAAGAACCAGCTTTATGATGGCAGAGCCGCCACATGCGCGGTTGGCAGAGATTAACTTAGCGCATTGGCGGTCGCAATCCGATCAAGCAAACATTATGCATCACGCTCGTGCCCCAATGAAATACTTTCATGGCTATAGCAGGGAAGATTTAGAGGACTTCGCTGAAGGCGTTGGATATGCTTTTTATTCTGCTAATGAAAACGCTAAGATTGGCGTTGTTGAACATTCTGGCGCGGCCATCGATGCAGGGCGCACTGAGTTGAAGGATATGGAGTTTCAGATGCAAGCAATGGGCTTGCAATTAATTGTATCACGCACCGGCACATCTACGGCCACAGGCGATATGATTGATGAAAATAAAGTTAATAGTCGCTTGGGAATGTGGGCTGATAATCTTAAAGACACGCTGGAAAGCGCTTATTCCTATATGGCAGAACTCGCTAATATTTCCACCGATATAACGGTAATTGTAAATAAAGACTTTGCGGCAAGTGCGCTATCACATTTGGATATGGACGCTTTGAGTAAAATGTATCTTGCTGGCGTTATTTCAAAGGTTACTTACATCAATGAAGCTAAACGGCGCGGCATCTTATCTGAAGAAGTAGAGCCAGAAGATGAGGCAGAAATGATAGCCGATCAGCCTATGGACGAGCCTGATGGCAATATCGGATGATTTCGCAGACGCTACGATTAGACACCAAGTTTATTTGCAGCGTTACAAATCAGGTGTAGTGAATAAAATATTAGCTTTGCTGAAGGGCGTTGAGTCTGACATTGTTCAACAGGTGGCAAAGCGGGATTTGCAATCTTTAACTAGGCGGCAAGTTGATCAGCTATTAGCAAACCTCAAGCGCAAGATTGATCAAGGTTATGAGCCGGTCATTGATTTGTTAAATGATCAGGTAAAGCAACTGGCTGGCTATGAAAAGCGCTGGCAGATGGATATGTTTAGCAAAACTGTTCCGATCGAATTAGATTTTGTTGCACCATCAGATGAGCAAATTATCGCATCTGTAATAGCCAGACCATTTCAAGGCTTGCAATTAAAGGATTGGTATAAAGGTTTACCCGATGGTCAGTTTCGCAGATTGCGTGAAGCAATTAGACAAGGTTACGTTGATGGCGATACCACGCAGCAAATAGTTCAAGCTATTCGCGGCACAAGAACCACATCAGGCATATTAAATATTTCTCGCAGGGCCGCAGAAACAACAGCCAGAACGGCTTTATCGCACACGGCTAATGTTGCAAGAAATCAGGTTTATAGGCGCAACCGAAGATTAATTAAATCTGTTGAATGGGTTGCTACGTTAGACGGTAGAACGTCTGCAATATGTAGAGCAAGGGATGGTAAGGTTTATCCAACTGACAGCGGGCCAAGACCGCCAGCACATCCCGCTTGTAGATCAACAACTATTCCCGTTCTTAAATCTTTGCGTGAGTTAGGTATCAAAGCGGATGAGGTGCCGGTTAAATCAACAAGGGCATCGATGAATGGACAGGTTTCATCAGAATTAAATTATGGGGCATGGCTACGAAAGCAGCCGGTTTCATTCCAGAATGAAGTGTTGGGCATCAAAAAAGCCCAGCTTTTCAG